AGAAGCAATTAAGCTCTATGAATCCACAGGCCGGAAGGCTCAGGAATGGCAGAAGCTCCTGATCTACGACATCATGGCAACGAACCCGGATAAGCTGTGGACACACAGCCGGTTCGGATATTCAGTCCCTCGCCGGAACGGCAAGAATGAAATCGTGGTGATCAGGGAGCTTTGGGGACTGAAAAACGGTGAACACATCATCCACACGGCGCACAGGACGACTACCAGCCGGTCAGCCTGGGAAAGGCTGAAACAGCTGCTGGACGATGCTCATATCGAGCACAAGGATTCCGGGGCGCTGGGCCAGGAAGTAATCCGCGTAAAATCCACCGGGGGAATCGTACATTTCCGCACACGCACGAGCAAAGGCGGTCTGGGCGAAGGCTTTGACCTGATGATCATCGACGAAGCCCAGGAATACACTGACGATCAGGAAACCTCCCTGAAATACGTCGTTTCCGCGTCCGCCAATCCTCAGACCATGCTCATGGGCACGCCGCCGACAACTGAATCGAGCGGAACCGTGTTCATGAAGCTGCGTGATACGATTCTTTCCACGGGAGTCGATGATACCGGATGGGCTGAATGGTCCGTGGAGGAGGTTCATAAACAGCAGGACGTGGACGCCTGGTACGAATGCAATCCGTCCCTGGGAACCATCCTGACAGAGAGGGCCATCAAAGCGGAGATCGGGCCGAATGAGCTGGATTTCAACATTCAGCGCCTGGGTTACTGGATCCGCTACAACCTGAAGAGCGCCGTCAGTCGGGCCGAATGGGATGAACTGCTGCTGAAGAAGCTTCCGGACCTCCGGTCAAAGATATTTGTCGGGGTGAAATACTCCAAGACGGATACCGTCGCGGTTTCGATCGCGGTTCGGACGGAGGACAACCGGATATTCGTCGAAGGGATCGACTGCCGGCATTTCCGCGCCGGCACAGACTGGATTGTCTCTTTCCTGCACAGCATTGATTATAAAGCTGTGGTGGTGGACGGACAGTCGGGGCAGCAGATTCTGAAAGACGCCATGCGGGACGCGCATCTGCACGTCCCCATTCTGCCGAAAGTGGCGGACGTGATCAAAGCAAACGCGACTTTCGAGGAGCGGCTGGCATCAAAAGAGCTGTGTCACATGGGACAGCCGTCCATGGTATGCTCTGTGACAAACTGTGAAAAACGAACGATCGGAACAAACGGCGGGTTTGGATATCGTTCGATCAACGAAGCATATGATATCGCGCTGATGGACAGTATGATTCTCGCACAGTGGATTTGCGGTCAGAAAACCAAGAAAACAGCAAAACGGCAGCGTAGCAGCTATTAACGGATCATCGCCGTTAATATACATTACCGATACCACCGGGTTAAGTGGGAGGAGGAATTGAACATGGCAGAATTTACACCGATCAACACACAGGAAGAATTCGACAACCGCATCGGAGAAAGAATCCGGCGCGAACGGGAAACCGTGACGAAAGGATTCCAGGAACAGATTTCCCAGAAGGACGGCGAAATCACGAAGCTGAAATCCGACATGGAATCGCTGAACAGCAAACTGACGGAAGCCAATGACAGGATTTCCGGCATACCTGCCCTTGAGGAAAGAATCAAGGGGTACGAGAGAGCCTCGGTAAAAAACAGGGTAGCTCACGAAATCGGTATCCCCTTTGAGCTGGCGGAAAGGCTTAACGGGGAAACGGAAGATGACATCCGGAAGGATGCTGAATCTGTGAAAAAGCTGATCGGAAAGACATCGCCGACGGCGCCGATGTATACGCCAGGCGGTGAAGGCGGAGGCGACAGCAAAGATGCTGCGCTGAGAAATCTGCTTCATAAGGTCAGAGAAAATCAATAACGGAGGTTTCACATGGCGACTTTCATTACGAAAACCGTGCAGTGGAAGCGCGGACTGATTACTCTTTTCGCCGGCACACCTCTGGACAAAGACGGGAAACCAGTGAATGACGCCACGGCTATCGGTATTCTGGCGGAGGATATTCACGCTCCTGACAAGGATGCGAAGGTACTCACCGCCGGAGCCTGGGATGAAGACGCCCACACCGGCAGCGGGATCGTGATCAGCGACGAAGTTAAGCTGAAGCTGACCGGGATTTCCTTCAGCAAGCCCATGCACAACAGGGCAACGGCGCTGAAAGCAGGGGTTGTCAAACAGGGTGCGAACGTCGCGGCGGCGACAGGCTCCCCGACAAAGGCAAACTTCAACGGCCTTCTCACGGCACTGAAGGAAGCCGGAATCATCGCTCCGGATGAGTTCAACGTTTCCGTTCTGGCGGTTCCGACGCCGGCGAAGATGCCGACGGCGGAGACAGCCGCGAACAGTGGCCACGCCACGCTGACCATCAGCGACGACAATGTGATCACGATTGCCCTGGACTGCGAAGTCGCAGATCTGGCAGACGCGGATCACGGATCGGCCTGGGGTACGCATAAGTGGCTCGGATTCGGAATCCGGACGGGGATCGGCTCCATTGTCGGAGTCAAATTCACGGACGATACAGGCGCATCCGCCACTCTGGCAAGCGGAGACGCGACAGAGGCGTCCGACCTCGGCCTGAGCGCCGGGGACTTTGTCCTTTATATCAAAGCCGAACAGGCGGAATACCTGACCGGCGGAAAATGCTTCACGCTGGAAGCGGACGGCTTCGCGCCGGTGACCGTTTCCATGAAGATTACAGAAACCACAACCTAAGACAGGAGGTAAAAAACGATGTCTCTCCCTAACACTGCGAACGCGGTTGCGCGTGGATCCCTTTTCCCTGCTGAGCTGGTGCCGGGATTCCTGAATCAGGTCAAAGGCCACAGCTCCATTGCCGCCCTGTGCGGCTCTGAACCGATTCCTTTCAACGGGAAGGAATACTTCACCTTTAACATGGACAACGATGTGGATATCGTTGCCGAAGCGGGCGCCAAGTCTGCCGGCGGCGGTCAGGTCGGAAGCAAGACCATCGTACCGATCAAGATCGAGTACGGTATGCGTGTGTCCGATGAATTCATCTACGGCAGCGAGGAAGCCGCCATGGATATCCTGAAGGCGTTTTCCGAAGGCTGGGGCGTGAAGGTTGCCCGCGGTCTGGACATCATGTCCATTCACGGCGTTAACCCGCGCACCGGCAACGCCGCGTCCGGAACCATCGGCAACAACTATCTGGCCTATGCCGCGGGAACGAACGTCACCTATCTCGGCAGCTCCAGCACCGCGGACGAGAATATCGAAGCCGCCATTGCCGGTGTCAATGCCTATGATCATGACGTTTCCGGCGCCATCATGGGTTCCACCATCCGTGCCGCTCTGGCCGCCCTGAAGGACAGCGATCAGCGGCCCGTATTCCCGGAACTCGCCTGGGGCGGAAAACCCAACACGCTGCGCGGTCTGAGGGTTGACTTCAACGGCCCGACCGTGGAGTTCAACAGCGCGAAGGTTCGCGCCATCGTCGGTGACTTTGCGAACTACTTCAAGTGGGGTATCGCGAAGGAACTGCCCATCGAGGTCATCCAGTACGGCAACCCGGACAACGATGCCGAAGCCGGCGACCTGAAGGGCCATAACCAGGTATACATCCGCGGCGAGGCTTATATCGGCTGGGGCATCCTGGATGGGAACGCCTTCGGCAAGATTGCGACGACCTGATGAAATACCTCAACAGACGGACAGGGGCCGTGATTGACGTCCCCTGTCCGATTGATGGGCCTGACTGGGAAGAAGTGACGGAAGCGAAAACCGAACCGGAAGCGGCTCCGGTGAAAAAAACGGCAGCAAAGCGGAAAGCGAAGGCTTCCGACTGATGGCCGATTACGCAACCGTGCAGGATGTCATCACGCTCTGGCGCCAGCTGACAGCCGCGGAACAGACGCGCACAGAAGCGCTGATTCCTGTTATATCTTCCAGTCTGCGGACGGAAGCCGTAAAGGTTGGGAAGAATCTGGACGAGATGGTCGAAAACGATCCGGATTTGGCCGTTGTGGCTAAATCCGTGACGGTTGATATCGTCGCTCGTACATTGATGACCAGTACCAACCAGGAACCGATGACGCAATTTTCAGAATCCGCGCTGGGATATAGCACCGGCGGAACGTTCCTCGTTCCGGGTGGAGGGCTTTTCATCAAGAAAAGTGAACTGGCGCGGCTGGGATTGCGCCGGCAGAGGATCGGGGTGATGGAGATTTATGGCACACCTGAAGGGGATTGATGTCGTTCTCCACATCAAGACATCTGCCGGGAAGGATGACTTTAACCGGGAACTGTTTGAAGAAACCACTGAAACAATCTCCAACGTGCTGATTGCCCCGTTGAGCCAGACGGGAGAAGAGATTCTCAGCGAGATGAGTCTCAACGGGAAAAAAGCCAGGTATCAGCTGGCGATTCCAAAGGGCGACAATCACACGTGGGAAGACGCGACGGTGGAATTCTTCGGCGCAACCTGGAAAACGGTCGGGTTTTCGACCGTGGGGATTGATGATCTGATCCCGCTGGACTGGAACAGAAAGGTGGTCGTGGAGCGCTGTGGCTAAGGTTCTTCATGTCGAACTGAACGAGGCGGGAGTCCGGGAACTGCTGCAATCATCCGAAATGATGAGCATCTGCAAAGGGCACGCGGACAGGATCGCCGCCAGGGCCGGAAGCGGCTATGAGGTAACGACCTATACCGGACGGACCCGTGTGAATGCTTCAGTCCGCGCGGCGACAGACAAGGCGGCCCGGGACAACCTGAAGAACAACACGCTGCTGAAGGCGGTGAAATGATGATTGAAGCTGTCATTATCCGGTTCCTGGAGGAGCAGACAGGATATCCAGCCTATGGAGAACGCCCGGAAAGCCCTCCGGATGAATACATCCTGGTGGAGAAAACAGGAGGCGGCATGGAGAACTGGATCAGTTCGGCCATGATCGCCGTTCAGTCCTATTCCGGGATATCAAAGCTGCGGGCCGCGGAGATCAACAGAACCGTGGAACAGGCCATGCGGGATCTGGATGAAATCGAGAACATCAGCCGCTGCAGGCTGAACACTTCCTACGATTTCACCGATACCGAAACCAAGGAATACCGCTATCAGGCGGTATTCGACATAACGTATATGGAGGGATAACAATGAACAACACTTCCAATGTCACGACAGGCAAGCCGAAGAAAACCGGCGCGATTTTCATGGCGCCTCTGGGAACCACCCTTCCCACGGACGCTTCCACCGCGCTGGATGGCGCTTTCGCGTGCCTGGGTTACGCCTCTGAAGACGGCGTGACCAACAACAACAGCCCGGAAAGTGAATCCGTGAAAGCCTGGGGCGGCGATGTCGTTCTGAACACCCAGACCGAGAAGCCGGACGAATTCACCTTCACGCTGATCGAGGCGATGAATGCCGATGTCCTGAAGATGGTCTACGGCGACGGCAACGTCACCGTCACGGCGGCCACAACGACCGTCGGCGAAAAGATCGCGATTTCCGCGAACTCCGCGGAGCAGGTGGAGCGTGCTTTCGTCATCGATATGCTGCTGAAGGGCAACGCGCTGAAGCGGATCGTGATCCCGAAGGGCAAGGTTACCGAAGTCGGCGAAATCGCCTATTCGGACGAAGACGCGGTGGGATATGAGACCACTCTTTCCTGCGCCGCGGACGACAGCGGCAATACTCATTATGAGTACATCCAGAAAGCCCTGCCCGCCTAAGACAAAGAAATCCCAGGGAGCGAATGAGTTGCTCCCTGGGATTTTTCGGCAAAAGAATAAAAGGAGCAGAACATGAAAAAGATCACACTGAAATCCGGCGTTGAACTGGAAATCAACGAAGATATCACGAACGACATGGAGCTGCTGGACGCTCTGACGGAAGCGGACGAAGGAAACGGCATGGCCATTTCAAAGATCTGCTCGCTGATCATGAACAAGGGTGAAAAGAAAAAACTGTATGATTCCCTGCGGAACGAGCGCGGGAAGGTAGAGGTTCAGACCGTGGTAGACGCCATCATGGAAATTTTCGGAGAGCTGGGCGACACGGGAAAAAACTGATGACCCTGGTCAGCATGATCCGGATGGATGAGACAGCGCTGATCTGTGATTTTGCCGAGACCTATCATATCTACGATTATCGGGCGATGCCGCTGAGAACGGTGGCAGCGCTTGCGGCCGGATTAAGACGGAATTCGCGGATCATGATCAAAATGTCGGGTGTCGGAGTGGATCCTGATACTCTGCTGCTGGCGGCGGCGGTGGACAGGCTTTCTTTCCTGGCCTGGGTGAAGACCAAGGACGGACAGAAGAACCGGAACCGCCCGAAGTCGATCGTTGCTGACCTGATGGGGAAAGACAAGAAAAAGGACGAATATGACGCCTATGAGTCGGCGGAGGATTTTGACGCCGCTCGGGCGAGATTTTTAACAACCGGAGGAGGATCGTAATGGCAACTGAGCTCGCAAAAGCATATGTGCAGATTATTCCGTCTGCAAAAGGAATTGGCGGATCCATCAGCGATGCTCTGAGCGGAGAAGCGAAAAGCGCCGGAAAATCCTCCGGGGAATCCTTGGCCAAATCCCTGTTCGGAAACCTGAAATCCGGGCTGATCAAACTCGGAATCGGGAAAATGATCATGGACATGTTCAACGACTCCATGGAATTCGAATCGTCCATGGCGAAGGTGAACACGCTGTTCACGGGAACAGCAACGCAGTTCCGCGATCTGCAGGAGGATGTTCTTGGACTGTCCAGCAAATACGGCATGAGCGCCCAGATGCTGGCGGAGGCTGCATATTCGGCGGAATCCGCGGGCGTCAAGCAGCAAGACCTGATCTACATGCTGGAGCATTCCGCGGAACTGGCGGTCGCCGGATTCACGGATGTCGATACAGCGCT